GTGCAGAGCGTGAGCACGCTCGTTGCCTGTGCAAGTACGCGGTCAGAGCTGACTACCCTGTTGGCAACCGCCTATTACTAGGCAAGTTACCAGGTTCTGTGTCCTAAGCGAAGGCCACTAGAGTGATCCAGTGTGCTACGCTCTGTCAACAAAGGGACATCTCGAGTCCCCTTCATCTGAGGTAATCGGGTGATAGGCAGGCCGTGAGCCACCCACTGCGACCACCTAGACCAAAGGGAGTCCAGTGTGCTACGGTTATCAGCCGTGAGCCACCCACTGCGACGAACGGGTCTAGATAAAGACTTAGGAACCGGGTAATCATAGGTATTCCGCCAGTGTATGAACACAAGGAAATGACCGAGAGACTTAGTGCGCTTGAAAGCGTATCCAAGCCTCGCGTAGGCCACCTTTCTTGTGGACATGCTCTGGGAGTGCCATCTCACCAGTTAGGACCTTGAACGCATCCAGCGTCAAGCGGGAGGCTTCTTTGCTACGTTTCTGACGTTGACATTGATAAGATCTCAACGTCGGATCCATGCAATGACGGAGTCCGACATCCAATAAGGTCTGCTCCTCATCTGAGACCGCTGAAAAGATTGAACAGCGAGCCTCGAACAAGGAGAGTAACCTACCGTTTATCCAACCGTAGGCCGACCAAAATGGATGTTGGGATTCGACTGTCACGCTCCTGGGTTTGTCTCCCAGGGCCCTGAAGTCCTGAACCTCAGGAATCTTCTGATCCGATCCCGGATGGAAGAAGTCCCAGGTTTCATAAACTTCTTCATATTGCCGCTCCAGGGATACATTACGTATCGCCTGGAGAGCCAAGCCGAGGTCCGAGAGGACTTCGGGATCAACTCTTGACCATGGTGTTTGTCGCACCAGCGCGTTGAGGGTTGACTTCTCTAGATCAGAGTTACCTCCAAGGTCCCCGCTCCCGTACAGGGGGTGGCCACCGACGAGCGCAAAGACTAGAGGGGCGGTTAGCAATATGAAGGCCTTCTCTTGGAGATTCTTTCTTACGAAATTGTCTTTGAGAGTGGCCAAACAAGACAGGGTGGTGTAGTCGAGTCCGTATCGGCGCGTGACCTCATCGACCAGAGCAGGAAGCATGTAAAAGTACTTCTTGGTCTGAACTATGAGGTCAGGCGGTATAGGGGAGACGTCAACCCCTCCCAGGATTAGTCGCTTTGCGATTTCTCCTGCAAAGGGTGGACGCTCGCTCACGATACTCTTCTTTATAGAGATTGGAACCTCTATTAGGTCGAGCATCTCCTTATACCGATCGGCAACCTCCTTATTTGCTATAGTCACGTCATCACCTATGATGCGATATTCCTGGAAGGGATACCTCCCGACCTGGAGCGCGCACCATTGGATGAAGACATGGTGGGTATACGCGAAGGCAGGCCATGAGCTGTAAAGGCCCATTCCCTGCCCCCGCGCATAATAGATCTCCTTGTAGGAACCTCGTTTACGACCCTTGACCGTAAAAGGTCTCAGGTCACAGATGACTTTCCTCCAGAGAGATGCAAACTCCTTACCGAAGGCCTGTGCCATGACGATCTCCTGTAGGACTACAGGGAACCGATCGGTGGCACTTGTGAGGTCAAAACTGTATACCGACCCAGACTGGGTTACCTCCTTGAGAAAGGAGATGGCGTTGGTCTGGTCGAATGTACAGTCTTGGGGGATGGACCGTAGCCTACCCATGAGCTTCTTATGGATAGGTCGTAGTACGGCCTGTGAAAACAGGTCTCCTATCGCGATCACCCTCGTCTTACACCCGCCCTCCGCAAGGAAGGCGAGTCGAGACACCGGCAAGTGTCGGCCTTCAACAGAAAAGTTTGCCTTTGTCCAAGCCGAAAGTCGTAAGACCCACGGTTTGAGACCTCTCTCCCAGATTGTTGGATCTGGTTCATGGTCTGAACCACTGGTTTGTTCTGTGGTGGTATCCCCCCACACCTTTCCGGTGGAGGCGCACAGCTCAGCGTCCCTGACCATTTGCCAAATAGAATCCAATTCTGGGTTATCCTCGGGGACAAATCTATCCCCTTGGGGCGACTCTGGTTCTCCCTTTGATACGGGATCAACCATAGCCGCGAGATCTGCG